TTATTTTATATCTTTTTTTAATAGTTTTTCAAACGCTGTAGTTGCTGTATCTTTTTCTTTGCGTAAGACATGGCCATAAACATTCATTGTAGTATTAAAATCTCGGTGTCCTAATCGTTTTTGAAGCTCTTTTGGAGTCATATTAGGATCGCTAAGCAAATAGGTAGCTGATGTATGTCTAATGTCGTGAAAACGAATGTGACGCAAATTGTGACGTTTGGTGAATCGTTTGAACTTCTTATACAGATAACTTCCACGTGGCAAAGTTCCATCTTGTTTTGTATCAAATATAAAATAGTGTTTTAATTTCTTTATATTTAATTTCCAACGAATCTTTTTATTCTCTTTGATTAATTCATCTAACATATCAAATAGATAAGCAGGACCGGTTACTATTTTTTCATCATCATCATTTTTCAAACCTGGAAGCAACCGAATATCTGATTTTCCATCTACTTCTGAAATCCGCTGATGAAATCTTATTTCTTGTTTGTCAAAGTCAATATCTTTTTCTTCTAAAGCTGCAATTTCTCCTTGTCTTGCTCCTGTAATAAATGCTAGAACAATTAAAGTTTTAATTTCTATGCTTTCCTCAAATGCTGCTTTTAGCATTGCATGAATTTCTTCTTCCGAATAAGGTTCTTCGATATTCTTTTTTACGCCTTTTTCTTTTGGTATTTTTACATTTTCCACAGGATTTTCTTTAATTGCTCCGTACTCATTTTTAGCCATCAAAAATAAGTTGTTAACGGCGTATAACATACGAAGCTTTGTATTTCTTGATAAAGGTTTATCAGAGTTTCTTCCAGGATCTTTTGTATTTATTCTTTGAGCATTAACAACAATTTTCTTTATCATGTATGGTTTGATATCGATTAGAGGGATAAAATCAAATTTATCAAGAAATCTATTCTCGATCATTCGCTTATAGTTATGATAAGACTTTGGCTCTAAATTTTTTTCGGCCTCTGAAAGCCATATTTTTCTATAAAATTCACCAAAAGTTATATTGAATAAATCCAACGAATCATCGGTCATTCCTTCGAATTGCTCTAACCAGATGTTCAATTCTTTATATGCCGCTCTTTTACTATTCGCTTTTATAGTTTTGCTTTTTCTTTTTGCTGAGCCATCAGGTTTGTATCCTAATACAGCTCTTAGTCTATATGTTTCATTGTCTACTTGTTCTAAGTATCCTGTTACTTCTGACATAATTGAATCAGCTCTCTTTCTCTGATACAATAGGAACTATAAAGAAGCCCGTTGTTTGGGTTTTATTATTTTTTGCACATCCTTTTTGCTTGCCGGCGCAAGGATGTGCTATTTGTCGTTTTAATGGTATAATTGGATGTGTATTAGATCATCCAATCAGAGGTGTTTATTATGATTAAAGTGATTTTTAAAAGAATAACTGAACTTCCAGAGTTTAGATTATTTGTTGATTATTGGTATGTCTGGTTTTTTATTGTTGCATTGCTGATAGGTCTAGATGTCATATTAGAAAGAAAACTTAAGTAAGAGTTGAGTTAATAAATTGAATTCCTAAATGAGATATTTTGTAGCCCATATTTTGTTTGCCGACATCACCTAATACTATGGAGCTAATCGTTTTTTCTAACAGACCAAAATCAGATAATCTATTTAAGCTACCATCTATTAGCTCTTGTGAATAGCCAGACATGCTGATATTTCCAGTAAAATTTTCGTTTCCACGACTCATTAAGCATGCTAACAATTGAATCTCAATCGATGTTAATTGATTCAGTACAAGAAGATAATACTCCTCGTTATCCCATGAAGCGTTGTTAATTCGAAGTAAACAATTCTTATAAAGATTTTTATACATATCTATTTTATTTTGTGCCTTTGATTTTTCTACCTCGTCATTTATCCCTTCGAATATTCCAATGAGTTGGTCCTTGTTCTCTAAGTTGAAAACATCTTCTGGAATTTGATCGCGAATGCTTTCTAATGATTCGTTTAAATTTTTGTAGAATTTCTCGATGCGTTTGAAACGCTTCTCGTTTTTAGACCCAAAATAAAGTGACTGCACAACGCCACCAATATAAGGAATTGCTCCAATACCGCCTTCAACTATTAATTCAAGATATTCTTTTTTGGTTAGTTTTTCATTGCTATTATCCATAGTTACCTCCTATTTTGTCATTTCCTTTACAAGCATTGTGACTCCTGATGGCACTCTTTTGTATAGGTTTTATTATTGTGCACAATCTAACTCTTAGTGGGGCGTGGTTCATTTATTTTTTACTTACTTTACTATTAATCATATCCCATTGAGCATATGATTTTTCGATGTTCGATCCTCTTGAACTAATATCTCCTGTAAAAGTTACTTTATCTCCTTTTGCAAATGTATCGGCATTGTTTACGTCCTTAGCAAAAATTACAGAAGAAACTTTAGACGTTGTAGAAATGTCGCTCCAATTTTTACCATCGTATTCTTTGTTCGCTATAATGGCTATTCTGGTAGTCATTGTTTCGATAACGGTTCCTTCAAAAGTAAATGTTTTGCCACTAATATATTTAGTAAAAGCTGTATTTTGCTCAGTCGCTGGAGAAATAGAATAATAACTATCTAAGAAAGCACCCCAGTCATGGTTATTTGTCTCTAAAAATCCTTCAAATTGAGTTAGGCTTTCATTGCTGCTGTTAGATGTAGTAGTTTTAGTCTCAGATGATGAGCTTTCCTGTTTGTTATTGTCATTTGCCTCGTTTGAAGAGGAAAGTGAGAAACCTACGGCAGTAAAAATAATCCCGATAATAAGGATAATCATAGGTGTTTTCTTATTTGTTTTTTTGATAAATCTTACGATCAACATGATTAATCCTATAATAAATAAAACAATACCAGTAAAACCGAATATACCGTCCATTAATAAATCATCCTTTTATTTTGATAATTAATATTACAAGCCAAGCAGTTCTTTTTTCTTAAAATCAAATTCTTCTTGATTAATAATACCTTCATCTAACAACTCTTTATACTTTTTAATTTCATCTGCACTTGAAATTTGTGTTTCTTTGGAATTGTTATCTAATATAGATTGTTGCTTCTCTATATATTTTTTTAAATTTTCCATTTCATTCCAATATTTTTTTGTAAACATAACGGTGTTTTCATCTTTCGTGGCCGCTAATATACCTCCGCGACTTTCGTTTCCGCCTAGCAAGGTAAATTGTATATAACCATTACTCATACCTGGTTTTTTTAATTGTACGGCTGATATATTTTTAAAGGGGATAGTTTTTTCTCCTTTAATACCTTGATTAACTAAATTTATAAATCCTTTTCTAATAATTGAAATAGAATCATCAGTTACTTTAATCAAGGTTTTTCCTGGAGATTTTATTAAAATCTCTTTTTCCATTTTTTCTTCCTCATTTCTGTGATATGATTTTTTTGCAGAAGCTCATACTCATATATGAGGAAAGAGTCCGTGTTGCAGCACGGGCTTTTTTAATGTTTTGCTGAAATCGGTTTTTTTAATAATTCTTGATGTATTCATACATATTGCCTTGCGTAAGAATATTTTTTCTTAAAATAGCATTGGCAGACAGCATAACAAGTGTATCTGAGCTTATTCTGAATAGAATAATACTCCATAAATTTTTCGAGATTAAACTGAGATTCATCAGTCAGTTCGTTCTCAATATAGATATTTAATAAAATTAGAATAGCTATTTTATCTGCTTCTGTTTCAAATTTTGAGTGAAAAGTTGTAGAAGTATCGTACAAAACTGAATATTCAAAATGAGAAGCGGTGAAATGCGCAAGTTCATGAGATAAATGAAAGGCTTCTGCAGTTTCGCCATATAGATTTTCATTCAAAAAAATGATTCTAGGCTTCGGATAATAGAAGCCAGGCTCTTTCATTTCCATGTAAACTACTTTCAAATTGTATTCGCTCAACATTTCTTTCAATTTCAAATACATACAAACCATCACTCCAACTATTCATTTTCTTCTAAAGCTTTAGCAATTGCAATCGCTTTACGCATTGTCTCTTTAGATATTTCTTTTCCGTCAAAAGAAAATACAGTATCGTTTTCTGATAAATCCACATGTTTAGGGGTCTCTTTTTTCTCTCTTCCTAGAAGATAGTCTATAGAAACACCAAAATAATCTGATACTTTTGCCAAACCTTCGGAGTTAGGTGATACTGATTTCCATTTACTGAAATATCCATTTGAATATCCCAATCTTTTTTCTAATTCTCTTACAGATATTCCATTTTGCTTTGTTAATTCTTTTATTTTTTCGTATGGATTCATTGATATGTCAACCTTTCTAGACTGACAAGAAAAAATATAGAATTAAACTCTATACTTGTTCTTGTAAACAAATTTAACAACTAAAAAGACAACAAAAAACACTTTTGATTATTAAACGCCAACCGCCAAGAAAGCTTTTAAAATCAATGTTTATATGTCTTATTTAACTATGTACAAAGTATAGAATAAAACTCTATGTTTTGTCAATTGAATTTAGAAAAAAGTTGTTAAATTTGTTTACGAATATAAAAGGAAGGAGTTTTAGTATGACTGATATTGCAGAAATCACTCAACGAGATAGAGAAAAAATCAAAGAATATGTCGAAAGTTCGAAGTTCTTAACTTACACCATGCTTGCTGAAAGATTCGGCATTAGCAAAAGCTACTTGTCTTTAATTTTGAACGGTAAAAAGACTTCTGCAGAGGCGAATAGAATTATAGATTCGATTATTACTATGTACGAATTATAAATACAGGAGGAAACAACCAATGGAGCAACTAGCTTTAGTTAACCTCTCAGACCTCAAAGCTTCTTTGGCAGAATCTGAGATTGCAAATGAAGTGTGGGATACAAAGCAAGCTGCGGAATATTTAAAAACCACAACACGCACGCTGACTAAAGATGCCGAGTCCGGAAAAATTCCAGCGGCGAAAGTTGGTAGAGAATGGAGATTTAGTAGTATCGCTTTGTATCAGTATCTAAAAGGAGGAAAAACATGGGTAAATTCAACAGAGCATTAGTATTCAGCGCACCGCTAATCATCTACGCTTTAGGACTTTGGGGAAGCAGACAAGCGTTGATAGGAACGATTGTTTACATGGTTTGGATTTTTATGGGGCTTGATGAAGCTGAGTACAGAGCGAAAAAGCCAGTCGGGAGGGACTGACTAAAATATGATTTTTTTATTTTTGTTCCTTTGGGCTGCTATTGCGTACTTCATCCAGCTCCTCGTTGTCAAAGTTGCTCTTATTTCTTTTAGGAAGAACAAAAGAAAATAGCGCTATAAATGAAAGATAAGTAGCCGCTACATTAAACTGTTCTTTTGAAAAAGTTACAGTCATCGGAATGATAATTGATATTGAGGAAGTAATCTTAATTAAAAATATAGCAATATTTTCAACATCGCGTTGGTTTTTATTTAACATTGTCCAACATGTTTTAGCAACAATAAAAATAATTACACATGATATTAGCACACAGACTGAAAAAAGTTTTAGAAATGCGATGTAGTCAATGTTATTGAACTCCTTCAAAATACTATTTTTATTCAATGTAATAAAAGGAATTTTTTTAATTGAAGACAGGAAAGATAAGGTAATAAACAGAATTATATATATGGTTAAAGTCGCAGTAAGAATGTAATTGAGCTTTTTCCTCATAGAATCACCTCACTTTCTAACGAAAATTATACCAAAAAGGAGAGAAGAAATAATGCAAGAATTAGTAATTTTGAAAAATAAAGAAGCTGTAACTACGAGCTTACAAGTGGCAGAAAGTTTCAAAAAGAAACATAAGCATGTACTAGAAGCAATTGAATCAATAAAAAGATCGGTCGAAAATTCGGCCAATGTTGAAGATGGGTCCAATTTTGGACAGATGTTTGTGGAAGGGAACGAGCCAGACTCATACGGAAGAAGTCGGAGAGTTTATTTCATGAATAGAGACGGATTTTCCTTGCTAGCTATGGGATTCACTGGAAGTAAAGCAATAAATTTCAAACTAAAATTTATTGAAGCTTTCAACGAAATGGAAGATGTTATTCGGAAGAATACTGTTCCTCAAACAATTGAAGACATGATGATCTATCAATTAGAAGAAATGAAAGATGTTAAAAAAGATGTTTCCATGCTTAAAGATACTATGCGAATTAGCGGACAACAAGAGTTTGAAATTAAGCAAAAAGGAAATATGAAAGTTATGGAAGTTCTAGGGGGAAAAGAAAGCCGAGCTTATGAAGAAATCAGTAAAAAAGTATTCTCAAAATTTTGGTCTGAATTTAAACGCACCTTTTCAATCCCAAGATATGGCGAGTTACCTCGTAAGAGATTTGATGATGCTGTTTCATTTATTGAGATGTGGTTACCAGAAACTGCGATCCGCATGGAAATCGATCAACTGAACAGACAACAAAGACTTTTCGGTGATGAAAATGAATAGAGCTGAAGCGCTAAGAATAGGGACGATAATTGCTAATCGCTGGTGGAGACACAATAAACCAAGCATCCTAAGCCAACAACATATTGATAAGCAAAAAGCTTGGCAACAAATAAAAAAGTGACTCAGCCGGCAAGCATAGAGTCACAAAACAAAACATATCTAAGGAGAATTTTAGCATATGAATAAAGAACTTTCCACTTTAGATCAATATTTGACTGATTCTGATCGGGGCAAGTCAAATATCAAGGAAACAAACAATCGAAAAATCAGACGAAATCTTTTGACGAATGAAGAGCTAGCATGTGATCAAGATGATTTGGGCAATTTTGTGAGTATTTGGGATCATGTTTACCTTATTCATCTATCAAAACATTCAAACAAACCTGAATATATTTACGTCATCGAAGATGGCTTGACTGATGCATTAGAAGAGTACGACAGAGATAACTTGATTGATATCTCTTATTACGGACCAGGTAAGAAATACATTGCTGAAATGGAGGCAGAATTTGATGAGTGAAAGCAAAGGGACAACGAATTTTGAAAAACTTTTTAGTCGCAAGTTAAATAAAATTCTCAAGAAAAAAGGAAATTTTGATTATTTATCTTGGGCTCACGCATGGGAGATTATGAAAAAGAATGATCCACAGGCAACGGTAACTATTAATGAGTACAAACACTACAGAGTTGTTTCTGGAACTCATCAAGACTTTCTTGTTGAGGAATACAAACCTTTTCTTATGGATGAAACAGGGACTTATGTATCTGTCTCAGTAACGGTTAAAGGACACACGGAAACCGAGTTATTTCCTGTTTTAGATTATCGAAACCAACCAGTTGTTAAACCAAATGCAATGCAAATCAATAACTCATTGAAACGATGCTTTGTGAAAGCGTTGGCTCTACACGGACTGGGATTATATGTATTTCAAGGGGAAGATATTCCAACACCACCTAGAATCGATACAAAGAAATTAAACATGCTAGAGACGATTCTAGAAGCTTTCAATGAGCAGATGGGTAAAGATATGACCAAAACCTTAATCGAATATGTTAATGAGCAGACAGATAAATTAGGGCTCTTAGCTGATAACGTTGAAACTATTGAACAGTTAAGCTATGAGCAATGTGCCTTGATGGAGCGAGCAATAGCAGCTAAGAGAAAAGAATTAGATAAGAAGTGATATGAGTGTTTAAACCATTGATCGATTCATATTCAGCGGTTCTGAAAAAGTTTAAAGGGAATGACATAGGGGCAACAATCAATGAAGAAGTGAACATCGAACGTTTGAAGACGATGTACGACGGATATGATGGCGATCGAGTCATTGAAATTCGTTTTATTGATCCACGTCGGTTTACCGTACAGCAACGAAACTTCATCTATGCGCTCATAGGCGATATTTTTATTGATACAGGCATGCCAACAGACTTCTGGAAGGAATTCTTCTACTTCCGTTTTGAAGGTGTCACAGGGCGCAAAATAAGCCTCAAAGATGAATCGAATACGACTGTGAGTGATGCTAATGTCTTAGCAAATATCATCTTAGATTTCATCTTTGAACATCATATTCCTTTCAAAGAAGGCTATGAGATTTTACCAGCTAATCAAGAATATTACTTCTACAAATGTATCACAAAAAGAGTCTGCTGCATCTGTGGCAAAACAGGAGCTGACATCGATCACTTTGACAAAGCGCTAGGAAGACGAAAGCGCAAAGAAGTTGATCATTCAGAGTACACATTTGCAGCACTCTGCAGAATCCATCACACAGAGAAACACAAAATAGGTGTGACCAATTTCAAAAATAAGTATCAAATCAAAGGAATCAAGTTAAACCAGGAGACAATCAAGAAATTAAGAATCGGGGTCTAATGATGATTAATTTAAATGCAGTAGCGTTTGCACAAGCATGGCACACTAAGTATAAAAAAATGAGTCCGAGAGACAGATTGTTCTTAGAAATCATGACATTTGCTTTCATTGGCACACAAGCTGAACAAAGCGATATTAGTGTCGAAAAAATTAAGACCAATAGATTAGTTAATGGAATTACAGAGACTTGTTACCAGTACACGATTATCGTCGTGGATGAGGAGGAATAA